GTTGTCGTAGATTCATCAGCTTTTCTAAGCCATGATATCTTACAACATCTGCAGGTAATACAAACTCACCTTCACTTAATCTAGCAGGTATATCATCTCTCACTTCTTCTGCAGTGGATGCTTTAGGGATTTCATTTCCTGATACAGGGTCTTTCTTAGCAGTAGACTTTGCCATGCCAATATCACCAAACATTTCTAACTGTTGTGCTTCTAAATTTTTTTGCATATTTGCTCCACCTTCGTTAAATGCAACTTGAGTTTTTCCGGGTGTCCTAATTTTTAGACCACCTCTAGGTCCTACTTTTTTTGCCTCTGATACAGTAAACTTTTTTGCGTTCTTAGCCAAAACTAAAGGACCTACTTGTAAAACTTCTTCTGCCGATTTTATTGGCATACTGGTATCTTTATTGTAAAAAAATCCATGCCTAAAAGGGTTATATCCTATTTGTGTCCACTCAGGGTCGTTTAAAAACTTTTGAGCAGATGCTGCAACTTCTTCAGGCTCTGCATTTACATAATCCCCAAAGATTCTAGCTATAGTTCCTTTATCTGCTCTTTTTGCAGATATCTTAGCAGCACTTGCAGGTGAAGATTTAAACTCTACATTTTTTAATACAGCAGTTTTTCCATAACCAATGATGTCTCCGTCTAATCCTTCTATTCCTTTTTTGTTTTTAGCATCGTGAACAGAGACTATCCATGTATCATGTTTTTCATATGCAGGTATATCTAATCTTGAAGCTACCCTAGTGCCATCTTTTATTTTTTTATTTAATCCTAATATGCCCTTTTTAGATTTATCTGAAGTTAACGAGCCTACTATTTTTGTAAAAGTGGGTATTTCAGGAACTTCGTTTATTTTTTTAATAGGCATATTTTCTTTAACAACAGAACGATATTGTTTGCCTGTTATCTTACCATCTAATAGTTCATTCGCAGCTTTTTGAACATCAGGATTTCTTTTTTGTGGTTTAGGATTTGGATTGTCTTTTTTCCATTTATCAATTAACTTGTCATCTTTTAAAAGCTCTGTAGCATTTTTTACATCTTGAGCAAATAAAGTTTTAAACCCTCTTCTAGCTATGTCACCAACTATAGGAACTGCACCTAAAGCTAAAGCAGTAGCATCCATACCTGCTGCAAGATAATCACCTTTACCTACGTTTTTTCCTAAACTAATTATATCTTTTGTTTCACTAACACCGGGTATAAAATCACTAGCTATATCTGCTTGAGTTTTTAAACCCTCTTTCGCCTTTTCAGCCTCTAACATTCTTTCTGTTTCAGTTTTAGGCTGTCTTTGTGCTAGTCTACTTTCTACTGACATATTTACCTACGACCTCTTCTCTCAACAACTTTAATCTTTGTAAAGTTACAATACTACCTTGTGCTCTATGAACAGTAGCCATATCACTAGCTTGTTCTAATACTTTATGTTGTCCACTTATAAGAGTATCTAAATACTTATTGAAGTGGTGCTGATGGCTGACCATCGGCTTGAGGTTGCCCAATATCTGCTTGTCCACCTTGGTTGTCTCCTGTAAAACCTTGCTCTCCCGGAATAGGTGCTTGTCCTGTTCCTATGTTTCCACCTCCTGCTCCTGTTGGGTCTAACGGATTAGCACCTGCAGGTGGTGGTTGCTGTGGTTGTTCTTGGGGTTGTTGTCCTCTAAACTCTTTTAATAGCTCTGCTTGTATAGCAGCTTCTCTCATGTCGTTTGTAACTTTTTCAGGGTCTAAGTCCATAGCCTTTGCTATCTCTCTAATTATATAATCAAACTTAGCAAAAGGTGCAAGTGCAGGATTAGATGCTACCTGTAAGAATCCCATCAATCTCTGTGACCTAACTTCATTAGCCATTAGACTTTCTGTTCCTCTAGCTTTAACTTCTAAGTCACCTTTTATTTCAGGGTCAAAGTTAAACTGCATATTAAATCTAAACAATCCTTCGCCCAAAGGCTTCAATAAGTAATCGTCTACATTCTTTATGACAGTTTTAATGCTACCACTTGCTGCATTCATTAACATAGATATACCTGAAGCAGTTCTACCTACACCTGACACACCTGTCTGTCCATGTGCAAAAGATGGTAATCCTGTACTTTCATCTGCAAGTTGTCTAGCCTTATCAAATAGTTGTAGGTTTTCATTGGATACGTTAGGAAACTTAGTGCCAAAGATTGCTTGTCCGGGAGCACCACCCTGCCTTCTAAACACTTTACCGGGATATACAGATAAGTCCTGCCCGGGAACTAGGTTAGTTTCATCTACTTCTATAAGTAAGTTACCTGATAATACAGCATTATCTACAGCCATTCTCATAAATCCGTTCATCAATGTCTGCGTATCATCCATGTTTTCTGCTAAACCCACACCAAAGAATGAGTATGGATTTAGTTCGTAGGGGGAAGCCATGTAAGGTATCTTAGCAGGTTTAAAAGGATTTAGTACAACTCTTAATAATTTATTATTGCAAACCCAAATGTTTGCCTGTAGTTCTTCAAAGTCTTTTAATTCTTTGGGTATGTCTACTTCTTGGTCAAGGAGCATATCTACATCTATCATACCCCAATACTCAAGAACTTCAAATCTTTCTACGTAGTTTTCTTGATTGTAATCTGTTAGGTCATCTTCCCAATATTTCTTAACATAGTTCTCACCATCTGATATTACTTCTTCTATAACTTGCTTACGAAAGAAAGGTCTCTTCTTTAGAGAACGTAACTCTGTTCTAGACATCTTATGTCTTTCAATAACAAACTGTGCTTGGTCTATGTTTGTAGAGTCAGGGTCAGGATAAAAGTTCCACACAGATACGTTAGTTACTTGAGGAACAGTCTTAAATACAGGACTGTAAACTCCTTCTTCATTCCAATTAGGATATTCTTTATCTACAGCGAAAGGTCCTTTCATAACTCCTGTACCAAACAATGACATCTCAAAAGCTGTGCTTCTTAGATGTTTGTTAGCATTTGATTCTTGCAGTTGGTCCATGATTTGTTTTTCCATAGACTTTGCAGCAATCATAGCAGGACTAAATGTTATCGCTGTTGGTGTTTTCCCTGCTTCGCCTTTAAGGTTTTCGATACCTTCCAAGTCTTCTTGTATAGGACCAAGACCTTCCTGCAAACTCTTCGCAGTCGCACCTTTCGGAAAATCCTTGCCATCTCCCATAAAACCATAAGGCGATGAAAACTCATCCAATCTATCACGTATTTCTTCAGGCTCTTTAGGGTCGAAGCTAACATTCTTTAATACTCCTTCAGGTAACTCTGTTGGTTCTATACTTATAGGAAACTTATTTCCTGCGAATAGAACGTCTACTATTTGACCATAGGCAGCTAATGTTTTAGTTTTAGTTATCTTAATAAATACTCTTGACTTCTCTGCTTCAGTAAATTGTACATCAGGACCATACAAACCTCTGTAGTTTCTGTAGGCTCTAACCCATCTAAGCTCGTCTTCGTATCTGTAATCTTCAGACTTTTTAAATTTACCCATAACATAATCTACTATGTTACTTACTTGGTAATCTGTCTCATCTGTCCTGTCAGAATCCTCTAAAGCTATAGCTTCGTCTTCTAACATCATTTCTTCTTCTGCCATATTAATATCCAAATGTTGAGTCTGCTACAGGCATACTACTTGTTGGTCTACCCATAGGTTCATAGTCAAATATACTAAATCTAGGTCTTGACATAATGCCATATCTTAGTGCGTCATATATATGGTCTTCGGCTCTTGTATCCACATCTTCAGGATTTCTTTTGTCTAAAGGTATTGCAGGTAATTGAGAGATTGTTTCTGTGCAAGTGTTAAAAAATACCATTCTTGGTTGTTCAGTAAATTCATCAATCTGTAATCTTCTATGTATTTCATTCTTGCCTGATACCCTACTTCCTTTACTTCTATCTGATGGTCTAAACCTGCATCCCTTCATAATCATTTGTTCTGCTAGTGAAGGTCCTGTATCACCACGTTTGTGCCACAAGGAACTATCTAATACACCATACTTTATATTGCCATCTTCTGCTTCGGCATCTAATATCATATCTGCCAAATCTGTGGCAAGGACTTTAGAAACATACAACTCTCTATATATAACAAGTTGCTCATCTGGAGAAACAGCAAACCACAACACAGCACTATAAGAACCATAACCATAATCACAAGACCTAAACTTAACCCAATTTCTTGGAATGTCAAAAGGTTCAATAACGTGATTATCCCTATCAAACTCAGTGAAAGCAGCACCTTCTTTAATATCCCAATCACCTTCAAGCAACTGTCTCTTTTGGTGTTCAGGTAAGGATAGAAGCATTGCTTCGTAATCCCCTTGAGATGATAAGTATGGGTTGTCAGATAATCTAGCAGGTATGAATCTTCTTTTGAATAATGCTTCACCTGCTTTGCTATGCCCATCAGGGTATTTAAGAATCTTTCCTGTTTCAATATTTGTGGCATCAAACGCTTTTCCATAAGGTGCAGGGTCAATAAACATCTTCTTAACCCACTGATGACCCGGACCTCCGGGGTTCGTTGTTGCTCTCATATACACTGGTAAATCAGGAGCAGTAGAACGTAATCTTGACCTCATGTAATTCCAAGCAAATGGTGTTGCCCATTGCGTTAATTCGTCAAAGCCTATCCAACTAAAAGCTAAACCTTGATATCTTAGTACATCATCATCTCGGTCTAGGTAGGACATCCACAGTCTTGCACCTGAAGGAGCTACCCATTGCATCTTTCTTTCCGACCATTTTATCCCTTTGTATATAAGAGGATATAATTCTCTAGACTTCCAAACAAGTTCTCTTAGTTCTTCTGTCGTGTGTCGTAATAACAAGCCACTAAATTGTGGGTGGTTCATATACCTTAGTGGGTCAGCCAACATAGCATACGACTTGCCACCCCCTGCACTTCCCCCATATAACACTTCTCTTTCAGGAGAAGCAAGGAACTCTGTTTGAGGACCTTTATTAGGTTGGAACACTACGTTCTGTTCTTCTACAGGTACTTGTTCTACGTCTTCTATTACGTTAGGCTTTTGCTCCGATTCTACTTTCTTCGATGGCTTTCGCCTTCTCGATTGCTTTCTGGGCATACTCGGACCATCGTTTAAGAGTTCTAGCCTTGTTCTTACGTTGTCGTTCATGTAGTAATCTTTTTCTCAAACCTATGTGTGATATCTGTCTTCCTGTTTTTGTAGTTAGCCAATTAGCAACTTGTCTTAGTGAATATTGTTTTATGTATCGTCTAGCTAATTGTAGTGCTTCTAACTCATAAGGTATAGGGTCAAGTAACTCGTTATCGTCTTCATTAATCTTATATCCAAATGGAACAGTCCTTGCTATACGTGGTATCTGTATCCATTCCTTTTCATCTTCATCTTTTAAATCTGTGGGTTGTGGTAGCTTCCACTTACCTAAACTTCTATCCATTATCCCTGTTTCGGTGGTAATATCATCACACCACCTGATGCCTCTACTTGAACTTTCTCAGTTTTAATTAAACCAACTCTGTCAAGTAATTCTTTTGATGCAGATAATTTATCTCTAATACCTAACTGTGTTGGGTCATCTACACCACTTACCATAGCTACTGCTGCCTTTGGTGCATTTCTACTCATGTATAATTGTGTGGCTTCTATTATCTCTTCTTTCATAGATGCTACTACAGAAGCTGTTGCAGACTTACCTGAATAACCTGCTAGTAGTTTTGCTTGTACAACGTCACCACCTGCTTCTTCAAACAGAACTTCTAAAAACTTTTTTTGTCTTTCGGTTAATTCTCTACTCATACTGGTATGTCCTTAATCATTTGTTTTTCAACACGTTCTATTAATCGTTGTGCTCTGTTAGGTGTCTGCCACCTCCACGTGCTGTCTTGCATCTCGTCTGCCATCTTTTCCCAATTCATATCTTCTACGGCAGCAATCATTTTTTTAAATTTAGATAAACGAGGCTTACCTAATTGAAATGACATATTTATTAATACGTGTTGTATGTCTTCAGGTAGAGATTCAAAGTTACTAAATATATCTTGACAATCTTTTATAGATACTTGTATATCATTCTCAAACCATTCATTAACTTGTTCATTAGGTACTTTTGTTCCGACAGGTTTATCGTAGTAATCTACATCCCATTCAGTAATTAAATGTCCTATCCCCCCGGTCAAATGTGATTCTGAACATAAGTACAATTCGTATTTTATTCCCTCATCATCAGCTATCTCATTTTGTAGTTTAACTAGATTCATTTACTTTCCTTGTTTGACCTCTTCTAATTTCTTTTACGTGTAGATGCCAAAAATAATTACTTATCTTATTAATTATAACAAATATCTTTAAAAATGTCAAGGCTTTAATTTTCATTGGTAGTATGGACTCACTGTAGAATTAGGGTCTTCAATGCCCTCGACTGCTAATACTTCAGGTATATAATACTTTAACATATTCTCTATACCCATCTTTAATGTTAGTGTAGACATTGCACATCCACTACACGCACCACTTAAAAATACTGTTACTATGCCATCCTTAAAAGATTGTAACTCTACGTGTCCACCATGCATCTGTATACTAGGCAATATAGACTCTGTTATTATTTTATTAATTCTTTTCTCTACGTCAGACATTACTTCTTTTTGAACATCTTTGCTGCTTGTCCGACACCCTTAATCCCAAATGACGCACTAATTGCGATATATAAGAGGTACTGATACCATTCTGGTAAAGTTGCCAATATACTAAATCCATGTTCCACATACTGCGTCATCCCGGGAATGAAGACCAAAATTGCAGGGGTTAGTAGGACAACTAAGGCAAATTCGTCTTTCCAGCTATCATTTGTAGCATCAGCCATTTTGCCTTCCCACTCTATCTCACCTGCAGCTACCTTCTCTGCTACAGTTGCTCTTGCCTTTGCTTCGGCTACTTTAGCGAGACCATCGGCTTTTGTTTTTTCTACTTTGTTTTGAAACCACGTTCCTGCGAGATTTGCGAGTGGTCCTATCAGTGCTTGTATCATTCTTTATTTTCTCCTGCATTCTAGCAAGTCTTAGTTGTTCTTTTACTTTAGCTGAATCTACGAAATCTTGATGTTTTTTTTGCAGTCTTGCCGGGTTGTTTAGAAAATTGTTTACCTCGTTTAGTCGCTTTTCGTTTAGCAGCCGAAGAGGCTGCGTATTCAGAGGAAGATAAAGCCTTAATCGCTTTTTCAGGTAAATAACGTTCACCAGTTGCTTTACTCCCTTGTGTACTAGGTTTACCAGACTTTGTTCGCCATTTTTGTTTTCCCCACGCAACTAGTGACCTCTGTGATTTTTTTAATGCCATACTATTTTCATATGCCTCTTTAATCTCATCTATTGTTCTGTTGCATCCTATACACACATCGTCTTCTAATGTACATACTCCAATGCAAGGTGTCTCTAAAACTTGCCCATCCATTTACCAACAATCCAAGCTAATAATCCTGCAAAGAATAATACGAATATAAAACCTATACCATATCCAAAATATTCCATTAACTCTGCTTGTCTTCTCTCTGCCATCTTCTCTTGATAGCGTCTTGACTTTCTAGCCTCTGCTTGGAACTGTTGCCAATCTTGCCACAGTCCGGGTCTACCTAGATATATCATCATCTTCTTGAGTTCTTCTTCTTTTTCTTTTATCTGCTCAAGAGCCATGAACTCTTCTAAATCAGAACCACCACCACCTGCTTTTTTCTTACTTGCTTTCTTCTCTAGTTGTTCTTTTGAGAATACAAAATCTGATATATGTTTAGCACATCCTGTAAGTTCTTTTCCGTTGGATACAAAACTTTTTATTACACTAAAAGCTGCATTTGCTGCTGCAAGTTCTGCTAACATTATCTTTTCCTTCTAGGCTTACAATATGCTGTTATCTGTAGATTAGGTCCTTCCTGCTGTGGTATTGAAGGTTGCTTATGCAATCTCTCTGCGAAGTACAAACATTGTCAATATCATCAAATCTTTGTGTTTGGTCTATCACTCTTGTTCCCATCATAAACACAAGCACAAACTCAATCATTATACAGGTACTCCTTGTACCTCCTCATCTGTTTCATCATGGCAATCACAGTTGCATTCATCGCAATCACAATCGTAGCACTCACAAGTCTCGCATCTATTTTTTCTTTTTTCGTTCATGCTCTGCTTTCAATCTTGCTTTGGCTGCTTTGGCTATCTTCACAACCTCTGTCTTGCCCATGACCTTTGCACGTTGTTCCATAACTGTTAGGATTTGTATCTTTCGTGCATAAGGTTTATTAACTTTTCTAACTTTTGCGACTGTTTCTCTAGCATCTTTTGCAGTAGCAAATTTAATTCTAACTGTGTCTTTAGGGTTTTCGTCAGTATATAAACGTCTATCCGACCCTTTGGGTTTTTTACCTGTGCCAACTTTAGGGTCTTTCTTCTTAGCCATTATCCTCGGTATCCACCACCTGCTTTTTTATAAGCCTTTGCCATCATCTGTGCTTTACGTGCAGACCATTGACCGGGAGAACCACCTTTACCACCTGCTTTTATTCTGTTGAATATATTCTTACGTAGAGTTGGCTTTGTGTAGTTACCTGCTTTGTTTACAGTGCTACCACCACTTTTTAATTTAAGTGCTGACAAAGCCTTTGCTTGACCTGCGTGTGCTTT